CGTTACGTCGGCGCGTTGCGTCGTGATACGGCGCTCCATTACGGGTGCGCCATTGCGGACGTCGGCGTCGTATTCCTCAAGCGTCGAGAATCGATGAACGACGTTCAACGGCGGTTGTTGTTCGACGTATGCGCCGATTTCCTCATCGAATTCGTACACGCGGATTTTGGCGGCGGGGTCGTCGGGCGTACCCGTGACAACGAAGCCCGAATCGGCCTCTAAATCGCCGTCCATTGCGATTTCGATGACACGACCATAGGCGTACCCGTTCGACGTATTCCAACGCACGAAATCGCCCAATTCCAATTCGTCGGGCATTGCGCGGTCGGCAACCAACACGCCAACGCCACCGATTTCAGCGATCACGTCGACGTTGTTGTCGTAGTGACGCACGATACCAAGTTCGTTCACCTTTTCAATCTTTTTTTCGTTTGATCCCGTAGCGTACACGTGCGACGCCGGGATATTGTGTTCGGCCGCGAAAGTCAACAATTCGTCGTCGTTGTCGCGCGCGGAAATGATGTAGATTTCGGAACCATCGTTTTGTTCCTTTTCCAGCAACTCGCGTCCCGTGGCGGTCGTCAGCGTGCCGTCGTAATCGAACGACACACGCTCGCCAGCGGCGCGGTTGTATTCTTCGGACGTCTTGTAGATTTCCGTCGCCCATTCGAGCATTTCGTCGCCACCCCACGCGGCGTACATTACCGACCCGCAAATTTCTTTCCCTTCGGAATCGATGAAATCACCTTGGTCGTACACCTTGGCGCGTGATAAAAACGAATAAATGCGCGGCAGACGCTCAACCGATACCTCCTCGCGGTTGGCTAATATGCGGGCAGTTTCCCAACCAACTGGCGTGCCGCATTCCGAATCGTATTCGGCGCGGTGATTCAACGCGCGTTGTGCGTTATCGCTGGCGGCTTGGGGATAGTTAGACCACGGCATATCAAATACCCGTATCGGTTCCGACGTTGACCATATTCAGCGGCTGAAGGTACACGTCGCCACCTTCAACGTCGCCGAGGTTTTCTTTTTTGCGAATGTCGTTCACCGACAACCAACCCCATTGGCGGCCGACGGCGTACGCGTCGTATCGTGATTTGATGTCACCACGAAGCAGACCCTCGAGGTTGAACTGAACGAACAACGTTGAATCCATACCGAACAATTTGTCGGTGAATTCTTGTTCCCAGCGAACCGCCCACGGGCGAATCGTATTGCGGACAAATTGAATACCTTGTTCCTCGATGTTTGCGCGCGTGGACGACTGCGACAAATCGCCGAGCATATGCGGTGGGATCAAAAACCAGCGTGCAACCTCTTGCGTTTGGAATTGGCGCGTTTGTAGGAATTGTGCTTGGTCGGGCGGAATCGTCATTTTCTCGATTCGCATACCTTCTTCGAGGATTGCCGTTTTGTGCGAGTTGCCCAAACCGCCGTACGAATTGGCCCACGATTGGCGCAACCGAACGTATGCTTCGTCGGACAAACGACCGGGGTGCGTTAGCACGCCACCGACGTTTGCGCCGTTGCCGAAAAATTCGGCGCCGAACTGGTTTGCCGCCAAACCAATGCCGAAGGTTTCGCGGGCGGCCTTGATCGGTGACAAACCGACAACGCCGTCGAACGACAATCCGCAAACGTGGATCATTTCGAAATCGGCGTACACCTCTTTTTTGTCGACGTGGTAGAATTTCTCGCCGTCGACGACCTTGACCTCAACACGCAACGGGTGAATCGGAACCAATTTGGTTGGGCGTCCCGTGCCGTCGCGTTCGATGAATGCGTACGCGTTGCCGTGAAGGCAAAGGTGCGCCATCATCGTTTCGCGGAACACCATTGACGTCATCATCGCGTTCGGGCGGTGTAGCAGTTTGCCGATGGGGTTGCCCGTTACCACGACGGGCGATTCGCCCTCGATGGTGTAAACGTTCCACGGCAACGAACCGATGGTTTCCGATAAAATGCGAACGGACGCCCAAACCGCGGAAAACGTCATCGCGGATTTTTCGTTGACCGAAACGCCCGTTTTCGAACGCTCGTCCGAGAACAACCATTCGGCGGGTTTAGCCAACGACGTCGACGGGTTATTCGGTGACGCGCGGAACAAACCGCGAACGCGGTCGAGGAATGTGGTTTGTGATTCGGCCATAATACGGGATCCCGTGTAAATGTACAAACAATTTCCCAACCAAGTGTATGAATTGACCGAAAAAATTTATTGACACGCGTAGTTGATTTTATTTTTATTTATATATCCCTTTAGGGATATATAAATAAAAATAAAATACAACGCGCATCAATACGAACGATAATAACTTATCGACAAACGTCAAAGTTCACGTTCGTACGCAATAATGAGGTGAATGTAATACCCCATCAAATCGTAAATCGTATCGATGGTTTCGTCGTTCACGCCCACGGCCGCAATGCGGGACAACTTGTCGTCGATGCGGGCGCATATCGATTCCACCGATGTAGCGCGTGAGAACACACGTACTGGGTTTTGCAACGAATCGCCGTACGTCGTGTTTTTAGCCAGCACCAAATCTTCGAGTTTCTCAATGATGGCTTGGATTTGTTCATTCGTGGTTGCTGATGTGTCGGTTCGCATTTTTGATTGAGTTTTGGAATGATTCATATCGGGAAAAACGGCGGCGTCCGTAGATCGAAACGTGCATCGATTCGACCGCCTCGTACGCCACGATTTTTGGCGTACCCTCGTCCGTGTAAAGGTTAAACAATCTCTTGAAGGATTCAAGCGTTGCACATTGATTTTCAAATTGTTGTGTCATAGGTAACGAATGCCCGTTGTTTCATATACTGAACTGCCGTTCGCGTCCGCATTCGCCGACGTTAGGTACTCACCGATCGCCATCGCCAGCGCCACCACGCCGTCGATTTTATCGCCCGATTTATTTTTCACGAACTTGACGTTCATCGCCTCGTCGTACTTGGTTTGGATATTCGAAACCATCCAACGAAGCATTGCGTTTCCGCCGTGGTGAAGTAATTTTTTCTTAACCAGTATTTCCATTTCGCGAATCGGTTGCGTCATCGACGCGAACCCTTGGCCGAACGGATCCATATCAACGCCAGCCTCGACAAGTTTCTGCACCAATGCAGACGAGTTCCACCGGTCAAAGGCAATCGACCGAACGTCGAACACCTCGCATAGTTGAAGTATCTCTCGAAGCAACACGTCGTAATCCGTTGAGTTTCCGTCGGTCACGATAAGTTCACCACGTGAAACGAACTGGTCGTACGACGCTCCCGTTTTGCCGCGGCGTTGTTCAACGGCCGCCGACGAAACGAAAAACCGCGTGACGACCTTCATCGACCCGTCGTCGCGTGGGAACACCAACACCAGCGCGGTGACGTCGGACACCGACGCCAAATCTAAACCGCCGTAGCACGGCTCGCCACGCAGTTCCTCGAACGACACGTCGCCCGCCGACGCCATCCAATCGGTGTCGGTCAGCCATCCGTCGAACGCTGAAATCCATTGGTTCAAGTGCAGTTGCTTGAACGCGATTTCCGACGTGGGCAATACCTTCGCTTCGGCCGCCATCTTTTGGAAATAATCCATCCGTACCGACACGCCAAGGTTCGGATTCGCCACCGCCCACGTGTCGGGTGAGAACGGGTCGGCGTCTTGCGGTGCCTCGTAAATCAGCGGTAAAAACGTATTGTCTTTGATCGCGCCCGACGATACGCGCTTGCCGTATTCGTACAACTCGCGACACAAACCGCCGCGGTCGATGCCCGCCGTACTGATTCCCAAAACCAATGGTTGAGAACGTGCGCCGACGGACGTGGATAGTACCTCCCACAATTCGCGGTTTGGTGCGGAATGCAGTTCGTCGTACAACACGGCGTGGGCGCTGAATCCGTGCTTTGTCGATGCGTCGGCGGAAATCGCTTTGATGTACGAGTTCGTTCCGTTCAGCGTGATCGAGTTGCGGTATATTTTGCACTTGCCGCGAAGAAACGGCGAGTTCAAAACCATTTGCTTTTGCACCTCGAAGATGGCGTTCGCTTGTTCGCGGTCGGCCGCGGCGACGTAGATTTCCGCACCGGGTTCGCCGTCGGCAAACAATAGGTACAAACCGATGGCGGCAATCAAATTCGATTTGCCGTTTTTACGCGGTAGGAACACGAAGGACGTACGATATTGACGCAACCCATCCCGACCTACGGCGCCGAACAATTCGCGCAAATACGCGCGTTGCCAGTCCTCCAACAAAAACGGCCGACCCGCGAGGTCGCCCTTTACGTGCGTGCAAATGCGTTCGATGAAATTGATCGCACGCGCGGCACGTTGCTCGTCGATTTTATTTTGTCGCTTGGCCATTAGAACAACGTTGGTTGGTTTAGTATTTCATTGATTCGTGACGTGGCCAAAAAAACGTAGTCGGGCGAAATATCAATTCCGACGAATTCGCGTTTTGTCTTTGCCGCCATTCGACCAGTCGTTCCCGAACCGAGAAACGGATCCAAAACGACGTCACCTTCGTTTGACCACGAAACAATCATATCGTGCGCCAATCGTTCGGGCATCATCGCTGGGTGACCCACCGCAGACGATTGTTTTTCGGTTGGAATTTCCCAAACATTAAAACGCATTCCCGTTTCTTTGACCTCGTTTTTTTTGTTGTTTGATTTCTCGTACATAGTGCCGTCGGCCTTGCGTGACGTGCCGTGAACTTTGGTTCCAGCCCATTTGTTTTTGCGGTCGCAAATCGGGTTGAACACGCGCGGTTTTCCCTTCGAAAAAACGAACACATATTCGAACGTGTCGTAATAACGTACGACGTCGGGATATGCGAACGTATCTTTTGACCAAATCATCGTGTCGTGAAGGTTGAAACCGCATTGCATTGCGAACAACGCTTGACGGAACGACGTTCCGGTTTCCGAACCATTGTTGTTTGAATCTTTGACGTTCCACACAACGACGCCGCCGTCACAAACGACGCGGTGCAGTTCGCGAATGATTTGTTCCCAAACCAATTGGTTCCAGTTTGAACCCACGCCCGTGTCGTACGTGCGAAGGTTGTCGTAAGGCGGTGAGGTCACGACCAAATCAATGGACGCGTCGTCCATCGAACGCAAGACCTCGACCGAATCGCCGCAATGTATTTTCATAACAACAAATCGTCAATGTCTTGAACCTCATCTTTGGCGTCAATCTTTGCGCGCGAACTCGGCGTCAATCCGAATTCGGGAATGATTTTTTTCAATCGATCCCACGCGTTGTTCATCATCGCCAATTCCGGTCGCGGCCGCCACATAGTATCGCCCGTGTTGGTAGTCGTGGCGTACGTTGGCCCATCGCGACGAATGACCTCGCGCGCGGCGATGTAGTCCTCCCACGCGTCGGAAAACATTTGCAACGCGAACGTGTCAATTTCAGCAACCACACCAAGGTTGGTGAGGCGTCCCGCGATGAACTCATACGCGTCGCGTGATATATCACCGACGGCCGCGCGCGGTGTTGGTGATCCCAGCGGCAACACCATTTTGTTGGCGTGCCGATCGTCGCGGAACGTTCCAGCGGCTTTGAGCATTTCAGTTGGTTTTCGTTTTC